AACACGGTTGTCATAAGAAAGCGCGATAACAAAGCTCAGACCGTTATCACTCGGCGGCGGAGCTGTTACGCCTGCGGCCTTCGCTTCACAACCTATGAAGGTTTGCACCGTCCCAGGGCGGCAAGACCGAGCCGGCCACACGCCCGGACTATCCTCCGGCGGCTCGCCTGATGCGCTACATATAACGCATCAGATATAGCGCATTTCAATGGCCGGCGGCCAGACGTAAACTTTTGCTGTTTTTTTGACAACCCTTAAAAAAACGCATTCCACACGGGCCGGGCTGATGGGCGGGCTGTCTAATGCCCGGCCTTTTTTTCAGGAGGTCACACAAAATGGATCCACAAATGGAAACCAGCGACAACGGTCTACAGTTCATTGAAGATCACGAGGGCGTCCGCAACGATGTCTATGCCGACTCGGCCGGTTACCCTACGGTCGGCGTCGGCCATCTGGTGCAACCCGAGGATGATCTGCAACTCGGCGATGTGATCAGTGATGAGCGTGTTGAGAGTTTTCTATCGAGCGATCTGGACGTGGCCGAGAATTGCATAAACAGCAAGGTCATAGTTCCGCTCACTCAGAACCAGTTTGATGCTCTATCCAGCTTTACGTTCAACGTCGGCACCGGCAATTTCGGGTCGTCGACGCTGCTGAAACTTTTGAACCAGGGCAACTACGGTAAAGAGATTTCCGATGGCGTGTATGACGGAGCGGCCGGGGAATTCCCGAAGTGGTGTAACGCCGGAGGCGAGAAGGTGCAGGGTCTGGTCAACCGTCGAGCGGACGAGCAGGCGCTCTTTATGACACCGGACGCGCCGGTCGCAGAGACAGCTCCGGCACCGGCCGAGCCAGTCCCGGCTGAACCTGCTCCGGCCGAATCGACGCCGGCACCGGCCACGGAGAAGCCAGCGCGAAAGGTGCATATTCCGGCGCTTGCCGACCGGACACACCCGAGCATATTCGAACACGTGAAACCCGACGCCCCAAAAGACTAATGGTCGGCTTCGAAGATTATCTTGAAACTTATCTCTGGAAAGGAGCCGGCATCATGGCCGATCCGCAAAAAGCAAATACACAGGCCGAGACCCAGGCGGCCGCTGTAAAGCAGAACATTCTCAACGCGGTGATTGAGCATTTGAAAGGCCAGCCGCCGGCCAGGATTGTGGTCGGTCTGGCCGTCTGCGGTCTGATGTTCTACGGCGCTCATCACATCCCGCAGGACAAAATAGACGACATCATCGGCGGGGCGTTCCTGATTATGAGTATGCTCGGACGCAGCAACAAACCGGCCGGGCAGGCTCCGGTGCCCGAAACAAAGGCGACCTGAAAAAATACTGAACATAGAACGGGGTCGAAATACGTTCCCTATTTATGTCTATGGGTAACATTCAATTAAACGACGATGGCTGGTCGGTCAAAGGGTGCTCAATCATTTATGCGCCTTCAGGGCAGGCCGGAGAGTATGCCAAGCTGGCGACCAACCCCTATCGCGGATGCGGCAACCGTTGTTCGTATTGCTACGTCCCGGCCGTGCTGCGGATGAGCCGGGCTGAATTCGATGCGGGCGCTCGGCCGCGTGACAATTTCCTTTTGAAGCTCCGCAACAACGCGGCCAAATACCGGGCGGCCGGGATCACTGAACAAGTCATGCTTTCGTTCACGACCGACCCTTATCATCCGTTTGACACTTCCCTGACCCGCGAAGTGCTTTTGACCCTCAAAGAGTACGGCCTCGGCTTCTGTACTTTAACGAAAGGCGGTAAACGAGCAATGCGGGATATCGATCTGTTCCGACCGGATCGGGACGCCTTCGCGTCAACCCTCACTACTCTTTCGCCAGCCGCCTCCGAGGAGTGGGAGGCCGGGGCCGCATTACCCGAGGACCGGATCGCAACCCTGCGGGCCTTCCATGAGGCCGGTATCTACACATGGGTATCGCTTGAACCTGTGATCGATACCGAGACAACGCTCCGGATCATCAGAGAGACCCACAGGTTCGTCGACCTGTTCAAGGTCGGCCGGATCAACTATCACCGGCTCACGCAACTCATCGATTGGAAAGATTTCACAGCCCAGGTGCTCCGTGAATTGAACAGAACACATAGCGACTATTACATCAAAGAGGACCTTCAACCGTATTTGCCAAAGAACTATTTCAACGTCAAATACCGAACCCAGGCGCGGGCCGCCGGAGTAGTAGATGGCCGCCAAGCAGCAACAATCCATTAAACAGGCAAAGCTCAGTTCCCTTTCGCCCGATCCGATGAACGCCAATAAGGGCACTGAGCGCGGAACAAAGATGCTCGAAGATTCACTGTTTAACTACGGCGCGGGCCGCTCTGTGCTGGCCGACAAGAATCTGAAACTCATTGCCGGAAATAAAACGGTTGAGGGCGCGGCCTCAATCGGCATGGATGACGTTCTGATTGTTCCTACGGATGGCAAAAGACTGGTCGTCGTTCAACGGACAGATCTGGACCTCGACACGGATGCAACAGCCAAAGAGCTTGCCATTGCTGATAATCGAATCGGGCAGGTGTCACTGGATTTCGATGCCGGAATGCTCCAGCAACTCTCGACCGAAATAGACCTCAGCAAATTCTGGCGGCCGGACGAACTCGAAGCAATGTTCGGCGAGGTCAATAGCGCGGCCCGTTCAAATGAAATCGCTGATGCTGATGCCTCGGCCGACCTGGATCGCGCGAAAGCTCTTCTTGAAAAGTGGAAATGTAAAGCGGGCAATCTCTGGACGATAGGCGAGCACAGGTTACTTTGCGGCGATAGCACGGTACCAAAAGACGTGGGTCGCCTGATGAACGGCCGGATCGCGGCCGCTGTGCTCACTGATACACCCTACGGGATCAACCGCGAAGGCATTGCCAATGATGACGAGCAAGGCCTGCCAAAGCTCTTTGAAGGAATCCTGAAATCGCTGCCGGTCACGGATGCCGTCATAGTTTGCTTTCAATCGCCCCGGCTCTTTCCGATCTGGCTGGATGCCGTCCGGGCGCACGGCCACAAATTCGAGCGGATGCTCTGGATGTACAAATCCAATGATGAAACTTTCCCGTGGCGCGGCTGGCTGCTGAAATCAGAGGCCATCGTTGTCAGTTCAGTAGGCAAAGGCCAATGGCAGGACATCCATCCGTATTCTCACGATACCTATACTCCGACGTCAATGGGCAAAGAGCTAGGCAAGGATGAGGGCTGGCATGCCAGCGTTAAATCTCTTGAGGTTGTCACGGACCTTTTAAAACGGATATGCCCGGAGCAGGGCACCGTTTATGACCCCTGTGCCGGTTCAGGAACAATCGCGATCGCGGCCGAGCAGGCCAAATGCGCGGCCTACATGATGGAGATTGCACCGGAATATTGCGCGGTCATTCTGGAGCGGCTGAGCAACATCGGACTTGAGCCGAAACTGGCTAAATAGTTGTTTCATGGAAGTTGTGGATTTGTATGCCGAGAGCAAAGAAAGAGCTTGTCATTCACAGAGAATCGGAGGCGTGGCGGATGCGCTGCGGCGGCCGGTCAGAGATAAAAATCGCTGAGGAATTGGGGATCACCCAGCAGGGCGTCTCAAAAATTCTGACCCGGATGAGTACCCGTTATCTGAAGGCCAATTCCGATATGGTTGCCCGGCAACTGGCCGAGCAGACAATGATCCTCCAGTACACGCTGGAAGAATCTATCGCGGCCTGGGAGCGGAGCAAACAGGATGCAAACTCGAAGCTGGCCAGCAAGACCAGCAACGCCAAATTCGGCGACACAACCTATCAGTCTTTGAAAACGACGGAGCTGTACGGCGATCCCCGGTTTCTTGAGAGCATCCGCGAAACCCTTGCCGACCTCCGGGAAATTTGGGGAGTCAACGCGCCGAAGAAACTGGCCATTCAGGATATGGACGCAATGATCGAGCGGGAGCTTGCGCGGCTGGCCGCTGAAGAGCAACAACCGGCCGAAGTTGATGGCGATGTGGTGATGTGATGTCGACGGCTGTACACGATTGGCGGAGATTGCCGCCGGTGCAAAGAGAGCAGTTCCTGGCTCACGTGCAAAAGCGCCGGGGCTCTGGTCGTGCTGCGTCCGCCATTGCTGAGCCGGTTTTCCGTGGCGCAAACAAAGAGATACAGAGTTATCGTGAGGGCGAATTCATCCTCGAGGGTCCGGCCGATACCGGAAAGACGTTTGCAACTCTCTGGCTGCTCGATTCCCTTCTCCGTCAGTCACGCAGAGCGAATGCGGTGATGATCCGGAAAAAGCACGTCGATATCGGCCCGAGCGTCCTGATGACCTATAAAAGGATCCTCGAATTGCGGGAGCGGATGGGCCAGGGCTCTGTCCGGCCGTTCGGCGGAGAGAACCCGCAATGGTTTGAATACCCGAATCACGCGCGCCTCTGGATTTGCGGCCTGGATAATCCCGGCAAAGCTCTCTCGACTGAGCGCGATTGGATTTACTGCAATCAGACTGAAGAGTTGACCCTGAACGATTGGGAGATACTTTCAACCCGATGCACCGGCCGCGGAGCCGTGACCGATACCCCGTTTCTGTTCGGCGATTGCAACCCAGGCGCGGAGAATCATTGGATCCTGAAGCGCGAAGGCCTGAAGCTCTTTCATTCGAAGATAAAAGACAACCCGTCTATCTTCGATGAGAACGGCAACATGATCCCCGGTCAGGAAGGCCGCGTGGCCAAGCTGGAGGCGCTGACCGGCGTCCGCAAGGCCAGATTGTTCCTGGGTCTGTGGGTCGGCGTCGAGGGTCTGTTCTTTGAAGAGTTTGACGATGAGCTCCATACCTGCGCGCCGTTCCCGATCCCGGCCGATTGGTATGTGTGGGCCGGGTTTGACCACGGCTTTAATCACAACTCATCGTTTACGCTCTTCACTGAGAATGACGGCATGGTTTATGTGATCGGCGAACACATCAAAAACCGCTGGTTGCCGCCGGTCCATTGCAAGGCCATCTATCGATTGCTTGAGCGGCGCGCGGTTGAGCCGATCCGGTTGCGTCAGATCGCGGCCGGACATGATTGCTTTCAGGTGCGCGGCGACAGCTTGGGCAAAACGATTGCCGACCAGTATGCCGAGGCAATTGATCCGGACAACGGCGCGGCCGTCCCGCTGGTGTTTCAGAAAGCCAACATCGCGCGGGTGCCGGGCGCGGCTGAGCTTCTCGGCCGCCTGGGCAACGTCAAAACCGGGATCCGGCCGACCTTGAAAATCTTCAATGATTGCAAGCGGACCATCCTGGCCGTGACGACCATGATAATTGACAAGGACGATCCGGAGGATGTCAAAAAGGTTGACGCTGACGCAAACGGCGACGGCGGCGATGATGCCTATGATAGCTTGCGTTACGGCCTGATGGCCCGGCCAATGCCGAGGGCCGTGTTCGGTGTTCTGCAATCGCAATCACAGGTAGCGATGCCGGATTCGGCTCCGGTCAATCCGCTCGATGCAATTTTACGAAAGGGGGCGCGTTGAAATTATGGGCAACCGTGCAGTCCGTTTGGTAAAGCCGCAGGACCGTGAGCCGGACGACGGCCGCAATCAAGACAAGCGAATCACCGAGGCCTATAACAGCGCCATCGGTGCCCTCCGCCATCTTGAGAAACTTCTGATTGAAGAGCGCGACCGCGAGAATCGAAACCGGCCGTACTATGACGATGACGACGACCGAGATTAAATTCTATTTCTGGAAATTCGTTCACAATGCCATCGTTCACCCGCTGATGGCGTGGCCATGGCCGGAACCGAAATGGTTGTGCGACCTGCATGACTGGACGGCCAAGCGATGCGAGGGTGCCGGATGAAAAACAGGTGGACGTACGATTATAATTATAAGAAATGTGCATTCGGCAAATGGCGCGTGTTGAGGGGCAAAAAGGCACACGCCAGACAGCGCAAACGGGGCAAGAGACTGGCCGCAAAAATCGAGCGGCGTGACAATAGAAAAGAGATTTATGGCCAAATCATCTGACAGCCAACCTATCGATGATCCGTTATACACGGCCGAACGGATTTTCAAATTACGATTCATCGCGGCCTTTCTCGGCGCTTATGCCGCCAATCACTTTGACGACTTCACCATGTCCGGCCGCCGAGACGCATTAGACGCGCCGCCGGTCGCTGATGCTTTCCGTCTGGCCGAATCTACGTGGCAGAAATTGCTTGAGTCCGGCCGGCCTGAATAACCTGCCTTTTATCTCCGCACAAATCCGCACCAACCTGCACCGACAGCCGGCTGCATAATTTCCGTTTTATGCTGCATAAAATTCTTTCCTAAAACTTAAGAAAATCGCTTGACCGATACTTGACACCCGCCAAACCCCGAGCTATAGTTTTGGTGTTGAGCAAGAAAAGAGCAAGACAAAGGAAAGGAATCAGCAATGAAAGTTAATCCCGGTTTCTACACTCTTGTATACGGCAACGGCGAGCATCGCACGATCCGAGTCAAGACAATCAAGGACGGCGCGCTCAAGGGCAAAATCAAGATCGGTTATCTGACCGGCAGCAACAATGAATCGTCCTATACCGATTTTGGTTTCCTCTCTGATGAGGGTCAGGTTCAGTTCTGGAAAAAACTGAACTATGACGAGACTAAACAGGCGCGCATCCGGCGCGCAGTTCAGATCATTGCAGACCGCGCGGCCGACCTTGGCAAGGCGTACGCGATGGACTCCGGCCGCTGTTACCGTTGCAACCGGCTCTTGACAAACCCGGCATCGCTCCAGACCGGCATCGGGCCGGAGTGCGCAACGCGCGAAGGAGGCCGCTAATGACCTGGGGCGAACCTCCTGACTGGCACTATGACCCGGAAACCTGTGATCGCGTGATGGCTGAGCTAGAAAGACTGGAGCGCGAGTTTGATGAGGAACAAGCAAGGGAGGCCGCCGCGCAGGCGGCCCTCAGCGCGGCGGAAATTTTAAATAATTCTTTTGACGAGGGCTTGACGGATGCCAAACCGTACGCTATAGTTTTTCTTGTTGAGATTGAAAGGGGATCAGAAATGAAGAGCGGCGAATTTGAGACAATGAATTACAAGGGTTATGAGGTCACTATCAAGCGCGTTGACAGCCGGTTCGGCCAGTTGATTATGCTATGTGACATTAACGGCGAGCCGACCACCGGAGAGCCCGAAGCGTTCAGCGACATGGAAGTGTTGCTGGCCCAGGTGGATGCAACGATTGATTTTTGGGAGAGATAAAAATGAAGTTTGTAGTAATTGCAAAGGAAGGTTTTCCGGGGGTGAAGTCTGGCGAGGTTGAAGTGTTCGAGGCTTTATCCGTGATTGATAACGTCCCAAACCGCGCGGCCGCGATGAAGGTCTA